CATCTTCAAGGAATAGAACCAAGTCTAGGTATAATTCCAATTAATGATGATAATAAATGCAGATGGGGTTGTATAGATATAGATTCCTATGCAGGATTTGATCATAAAAAATTAATTAACAAAATTAAAGAATTAAAACTACCATTGGTAGTATTCCGATCTAAATCGGGAGGGGCTCATGTATTTTTATTTACTGAAGTTCCAGTTGAAGCAAAGATAGTAAGAGATAAACTGTTATCTATAAGTGCAGTATTAGGTTATGGGGGAGCAGAAGTATTTCCAAAACAAATAGAATTAAAATCGCAAGATGATACAGGAAATTTTTTAAATTTACCATATTTTAATGGGGATAATACAACCAGGTATGCTTTTAAAGATGATGGCACAGCAGCAAGTTTAGAAGAATTTTATGGGATCTATAAAAATGTAAAACAACTAGATGTTGGTTCCATAAAAGTAGAGAGGCCTCAGTCAGAATTTTCTGACGGGCCTCCTTGTTTAGAGTCTTTAACACAAACTGATATTAAAGATGGAAGAGACAGAATAATTTATCAATACATACAGTATGCAAAAAGAAAATGGCCAGAGAATTGGCAATCAAAAATAAATGCCTTTAATTATAAATATTTTGAAAAACATCCTGAAGGACCACTAGAAGATAAAATAGTTCAAGGTAAAATAAAATTTAATGATGGAAAAGATTTAGGTTTTAAATGCAATGAAGAACCAATGTGTAATCATTGTGATAAAAATTTATGTAGAACTAGAGAATTTGGTATAGGAGGAGAATCAGTCTTTCCTTCACTTACTGACTTACAAAAAATTTTATTAGACGAACCTTATTATTGGGTCAATGTAGATGGAGAAAGAGTTAAGTTAGATACAATAGATTATTTAATGGAACAAAGATTGTTTAGAAGAACGGTAGCAAAACAAATAAATAAAAAACCGAAAAGAGTTACTACAAAAGAATTTGAATCATATGTTGATCAACTCCTACAAGCAATTGAAGAAGTAGAAGCACCAGAAGGTTCTTCTAAAATAGATCAATTAAATAATCATTTAGAAGATTACTGTATTCAAAGATCAATTGGATCAGTTACTAAAAAAGATATTTTAAATGGAGCAGTTTATACTGAAGATGGCAAGCATGTGTTTACATTTCATAGATTCTTTCATGGACATTTAACTAAGAAAAAATGGAAGGAAGACTATCAAGTTACTCAACAGATGTTAAAAGAACATTGTGGATGTGATGAAGGAAGAATGGTTATCGGTAAAAAGAAACCATCGGTTATGAAAGTGGAAATATTTGACAAAGTAGATGATCAATTTAGTCAAAAGAAATTAAAAGAAGAGGCACCTTTTTAATGGTTAGAGATCAATTAAATTTATTTAATGAAAAAGAAGACGTTGTTTTTGAACAAGATTTTGAACTTGGTGTAAAGATGTGCACGCATTGTAAAAAAGAACTTCCTGTTAAAGCATTTCCACTTTGGTCTACAACTGCTTTTGGAGGCGAAATGAGAAGGTCTGCATGTAGAGAGTGCCAATCTAAACATGGAAAAATAATAGAAAAATTATATAGGACAGCGCCACCTAAACCAGAAAATTGTGAGTGCTGTGGAGTAAAAGTAAAAGCAATTCCCAATAAGAAAAAATATAGTAACAGTGGGGTTTTACAATTAGACCATGAACATGAAAAAGAATTATTTAGAGGGTGGATTTGTTATGCATGTAATCAAGGAATAGGTAAATTAGGGGATAATTTAGAAGGAGCTGTAAAAGCTGTTTTGTATTTATCAAAAAATAATTTAGATTTAATTTTAAAAACCATAAATAAAATAAAAAAATGAAAACAATTGTATTAGGTCCACCAGGAACAGGAAAGACCTGGACTCTTCTTAATAAAGTACAAGATTATTTAAAAGATACCGATCCTGATAAAATAGGATACTTTGCTTTTACAAAGAAAGCTGCCAATGAAGCAAAAGGAAGAGCAATGGATAAATTTAATTATACAGAAGATGACCTTCCTTACTTTAGAACTCTTCATTCATTAGCATTTAGAAAATTAGGGTATAACAAAGATCAAGTAATGCAAAAAAGACATTACGAAGATCTTGGTAAAAAATTAAATATATTTTTAGATTATAATGAATTTGATGAAGAAGAGACGGGATTGTTTACAACTAAAAGCGATTATTTAAGACTTATTCATTTAGCCAAACTTAGAAACATAACATTAGAACAACAGTTAAAAATGGGAGAACATAATACTGAAGTTGATTACAAAACTTTAGTTCATTTATCTCATGAACTAGAACGATATAAAAAAGAAAATGTTCTTAAAGATTATAATGACATGATATTAGAATTTATTAAATCAGATAGATGTCCTAAATTTGATGTAGTGTTTATAGATGAAGCACAAGATCTTTCATTAATGCAATGGAACATGGCAAAAACTATTTGGGATAATACAGAAGATTCTTTTATCGCCGGCGATGATGACCAGGCTATATTTAGATGGGCTGGTGCTGATGTAGATTCTTTTATTGCACAAACAGGAAAACTTTTAAATCTTACGCAATCAAGAAGAATACCAAGAGCTATTCATGACTTTGCTTTAGGTATTATTAAGAGAGTTTCTAATAGAAGATATAAAGAATGGGCACCTCGAGATCATCAAGGGTCATTAAAATTTCACGATGATATAAAAGATTTAGATATGTCATCAGGAGAATGGTATGTGTTAGCTCGAACTCGTCACATGTTAGATAATATAGAAGATGAAATAAGAGAACGAGGTTGGTATTTTGAAAATAGATTTAAAAAAATGCCAGAGAAAGATGCATCAGAAGCGGCAGGAGAATGGGAACTAGCAAGAAAAGGCACACCATTAAATTATAAACAAGTCGAAAGAATATATAGCTACATGACACCTCAACATGTAGATAAATTAAAACTTAAAGGAATGGCCAAAGAAAGTTATTATAATTTATCTCAATTAAAAGACTATGGATTAAAAACTGATGCAGTTTGGTATGAAGCATTTGATGATTTAAATTTTAGAAGAAAAAATTACATTAGAAGCATGCGTAGAAATGGTGAGAACTTAAAAGGAAACCCAAGAATACATTTGTCTACCATACATAGTGTGAAAGGTGGAGAACGACCTAACGTAGTTTTATTAACTGATCTAACTACTAATACAAATAGATCATTTAGAAAAAACCCTGATGATGAAACAAGATTATTTTATGTAGGTGCAACTAGAACAAAAGAAAATCTACATATTATAAGACCTAAAGATTATGAGAAAGCATATCCAATGGAAAACGCATGAGTGATAAAATATATAAAAAGCAGGTAGGTGGAAATCACTATAGGTCTATGGTCATTCAGCCATCAGAATTTATTAACAGAAATAATATTCCGTTTGCAGAAGGCAATGCTATAAAATATTTATGCAGGCACAAGCAGAAAAACCAAAAAGAAGATTTATTAAAAGCAAAACATTATATTGACATGGCGATCGATAGAGACTATCCTGAAGAAGTGAAAGAAGAAATAAAAGAAAAAAAGAATTCATGGGGTATTGTTAAGTAATGCAAATTCCTCTTTTTAAACCACAGACTGAATGGTTACCACCAACAGAATTTCCAGATCTATCTACACACACTGAAATTGCAATCGACTTAGAAACTAAAGATCCTGACTTAGTAAAAATGGGATCAGGTAATGTTACAGGTAGAGGAGATGTGACAGGAATTGCGGTAGCTGTTAAAGATTGGTCCGGATATTATCCAATTGCTCACGAAGGTGGTGGAAACATGGATCGTAAAAAAGTTTTAAAATGGTTTCAAGGAGTTCTTAACACAGACGCTATTAAAATATTTCACAACGCCATGTATGATGTTTGTTGGATTAGGTCCTTAGGTTTAAGTATTAATGGAAAAATTGTAGACACTATGATTGCTGCAGCAATTGTTGATGAAAATCAAATGCGTTATGATTTAAATAATTGTAGTCGTAGATATATAGGTAAAGGTAAAGATGAATCAGCTTTATATGACGCAGCAAAATCATGGGGAGTAGACCCTAAAGCAGAAATGTATAAACTTCCCGCTATGTATGTAGGAGCATACGCAGAAAAAGATGCTGAACTAACTTATGAACTTTGGCAAGAATTAAAAAAAGAAATCTTACACCAGGATTTAAATGCTATTTTTGATTTAGAGACAGAATTATTCCCCTGCCTCGTCGATATGCGATTCTTAGGAGTTCGTGTAGACGTTGAAAGCGCTCACAAATTAAAGCAACAATTACTTGAAGAAGAAAAAGAATTATTACAAACAGTAAAAAAAGAAACTGGAGTAGATACCCAAATATGGGCAGCTCGATCCATTGCGCAAGTTTTTCAAAAACTTGACCTACCATATGACTCAACCGAAAAAACAAATTCTCCATCATTTACAAAAAACTTTCTTCAAAATCACCCCCACCCGCTGGTGAAAAGAATCGCCCGCGCTCGAGAAATAAACAAGGCGCATACCACGTTTATTGATACCATATTAAAACATAATCATAAAGGAAGAATTCATGCTGAAATCAATCAGCTAAGAGGAGATAATGGTGGAACAGTAACTGGAAGATTCAGTTATTCAAATCCAAATTTACAGCAAATTCCAGCTAGGAACAAGGAACTTGGACCACGGATTAGGTCATTATTTATACCCGAGGAGGGCCATACATGGGGTGTATTTGACTATTCTCAACAAGAGCCTAGGTTGGTAGTGCATTATGCAACTTTACAGAATCTCTATGGCGTGGACGAGGTATTGGAAGCCTATAATGAAGGCGATGCCGATTTCCATACTATCGTGGCAGACATGGCTGAGATCCCTCGTGAACAGGCTAAGACCATAAATCTTGGACTGTTCTACGGGATGGGAAAAAATAAATTACAAGCTGAACTCGGAGTCAGTAAAGAAAAAGCTGAAGACTTATTTAAACAGTATCATAACAAAGTTCCATTTGTAAAAAGATTAATGGATAATGTGATGCAACGTGCCCAAGATAGAGGACAAATCCGTACATTGCTAGGACGACTATGCAGGTTTCACTTATGGGAACCTACTCAGTTTGGTATTCATAAACCATTACCACACGATGCAGCGCTCACGGAACACGGACCAGGGATCAAACGTGCTTATACATACAAAGCTTTAAACAGATTGATACAAGGATCCGCTGCGGACATGACTAAAAGAGCTATGATTGAATTATATAAAGAAGGAATTATCCCACACATCCAAGTTCATGACGAACTCGATATATCTGTAAAAGATAATGCAGATAAAATTAAAGAGATAATGGAACATGCAGTTTCACTTGAAGTTCCTAATAAAGTAGACTATGAATTTGGACCCAATTGGGGTAATATAAAATAGGAGGAAACTATGAACAGAACGATTGAAAACTTAAAAGAAAAAATCGAACACAACTGGTTAATGCACAGAGAGTATATAATTGGTGGTGTTGTTGGTTTTGTATTAGGCGCAATTATATTTTAATTATGTATGGCATATCTAAATGCAAACATACCTGTAATGTACGCACAGATCAGGAGAGAGTATCTCTATGACCTTACCGGACATCATGGAGAGGTTGAAGATTGTATTATCTTCGGGGTGGCGTCTATTACAGGACGTCCTATCCTCTTTCATTGTATTATGGAAAATGGTGCTGTCTTCTATAGATTGCCTATTTCGGCCTTTATTCAACGTGGCTTTCAACCGGAAACTGTTCCACTTCAAAGACTTGATGAATTGGAACTCTGGAATTGTTTTAGTTATTATCCTGCTATTACTAGTTTTGATTTTTTAGACGGACAATCGGGAAAATTTTTAGGTAAAGATAAAAAATGGCACAAAGGTGCTTATTTATTTACTGTTGACTGGGCGCATCCAGAGAGTAATATAGTAGATACAGATCATTCTGAAATTCCGCACGAACATAAGTGCGCTCACATACTTGCGTTAGAAAACGGCAATTATGCGGCTCAGCCAAACAATAGACTTATATGGAGTATTCCATCTT